AATACTGCTGTTTTGCTAATTCTTTTTGGAAGTCGGACTTTTCAAGTTTTTTCTTTAGAATCCTGATTGCTTTGTTTACATCACCATTTCTAACTTCAACTTCAGCCTTGAACTTGTCTAAATAATGTTCTGGTTTTTTAGGCTTTTCATCCCTTTTACGTTGATTGAACGATTTTGTATATGTTTTATTTTTTTGATTTTGATTGCTTCTATTTTTCAAGTTAACCTCTTAGTTTAATTTTATAGTCCTTATCAATGACTTCATTGCCATTATTATATAAGAAAATAGGATATGTGTCAACATTTTTCCCTGGGTATTCGTTAAATTTTATTTTAACAACACCAGATTCCTTTAATTTAGGGCCTCTGAACATGATATTGTGTAGGCTCTCTTCTACAATACTTTTTAAACCTCTAGCACCTATCTTATTTTTCTTTGCCAGTCTAGCAACGTCATTAAAATATTTTTCGTTGAATTCGAGTTTTATTTCATCAAACTCCATTAATTTTTGTACTTGAGGTATAATACTTGCATCTGATTTTTTAAGTATTTGTACCATATGACTTTCTTCTAATTCGTTTAATGTTACAATATTTGGTAACCTACCTACTAGTTCAGGTATTAAACCAAAAGATATTAAGTCCCTATGCTCTATGTGTTTTTGCCATTCTGCATTTTCTTTAGTATTGAGTTTGGAATTAAAACCCATATTCTTTTTGTTTACTCTAGCATTAACTATTTTTTCTATACCAACAAATGATCCACTGCAAACAAATAATATATCTGTTGTATCTACATCTACATAGTCTGGTCTTTTTGAACCATTTGGTGTTGGTATTTTTACTGTAGTACCTTCTATTAATCTTAACAATGCTTGTTGTACGCCTTCACCACTTATATCTTTTGTGCTTGTATTTGATTCGCTGTTTCTTGCCTTTTTATCTATTTCATCTATAAAAACTATACCATGTTGTGCAATTGAAACGTCCCAATTACATTGATGTAATAATCGTTCTATCACACTTTCAACATCTTCTCCTACATAACCTGCTTCTGTTAATGTTGTCGCGTCTGCTATTGTGAAAGGAACATTAAGTTTTTTAGCAAGAGTTTTAGCAAGTAATGTTTTACCTGAACCTGTTGAACCTAACATTATAACATTACTTTTTTCTATTTTTGGTTCTTCGTCTCCAAAAAATAATCTTTTATAATGATTATAAGCAACAACACTTAAAACTTCTTTTGCATGTGATTGACTTATTACTACATGATTTAAATGTTCATTGATTTCATCTGGTGTAGGTATATCTGATATATCAACATCATTGCCGGGTGTTTCTTCGTAAATGATTTTATAACTTATACTAATACATTCATTGCAAATGTATGAATTAGGGCCGGCTATTAGTTTTTTAACTTCGTTTCTATTTTTACCACAGAAACTACATGTTAAATTTTTATCGTTTGTGTCGTCTGATTTACTGCTCATTTTTTAATAGTGTATCTAGTTTCGCCTGTGTTATCTTCGTCACCGTCTGTGGGTAAAGGTATAGCCCAAAACCCTAACTTATTATTTACTTCTTCTTCGCTCAAATTCTTCAGCATAGTGAGTATTTCTTCTGTGCTTAAATCATTTACATTCATCTCACTATTTGCAATTAAAGTAGCCGCCGCTCTCAAATCTCCTGTAGCAGGTAATTCAATAGTTTGTGTTCTACGCGGACCTTCTACAACTTTTTCTTTGATAACTTCTTTAACTACTTCAACAGGAACTTCTATTTCTTTCTCTACGATTCTTTCTGGTCCTGGTACTTCAACGAGTTTTTCAACCTCAACAATCTTCTCGACCTCGACTGGTTTTTCAACGATTTTTTCAACTTCAACAATCTTCTCGACTTCGACTTCAACTGGCACCTCCTTAGTAATAGTTTTTGGTTTTGCTTTAAGTTTTTTTTCTAATTCTGAAATTTGAGTTTTTAATCTAGTAATCTCTTTTTGATAAAACTGTTCTTGTTTTGTTGATAAAGGTACAACTACTTCTCTGATTACTTCTTTAGGTTTTTCGTCTAACTTATCTAAAGCATCATCTAATAAAGATAACGTGCCAGCATATCTTTCCCATAAACTATCCAATGCTGTTTGCAACTCTTTCTTACTTGTCATCTTTATCCAGCCTCTTCTGTAACTTTTTTTCTAAATCTAAAATAGCCTGAGGTGGAGTTAAATCTAAATTAATGTCCTTTTCTTTTTCGATAATTTTTTCTACTATTACTTCTTTGGGTTTTTCTTCCAGTTGATTTTCTAATTCTTTTATTTTATTATTTAAAGCCGCCTCTGCCATTGCCTGTGCCGCATCATCTACTGCTGATGGCATTTCATCTCTGTCGAAATATTCTACACTAGTAGGTTGAGACTCTGACTCTGTGTCTCCACTCTCACTATCCTTCCGTGTTGATCGTACAGATACGTCCTCGTCACTATCTCGTTGTGGGCTGGTCTGTGTATCTGTTGACTCTTCTCTATTAGAGGTTGTCCCCTCCATTCTGCTGTTTTCTGAACTGGATATGTTGCCGTAATCGAGGTTGTCGATACTTCCTGCATTTTCCGGTCCTCCTTTTTCTAAGTTTATTCCGTATCTTAGTAAGGTTTGGTTGGCGGCAATAACCAATACGACTGCTAGTGGATCGAATACGAATACTAGCATTAATATGAATAGTCTAACTGCTTGGTCTAAATAGTTCTGGCTATCGCCACCATAAATCAATTCCGCTACATATTTAATTGGTCCAACTTCCGTTTCCAAATCTCTTACAATACTTTCTGCTTCAAATTTTTCATCTTTTAATAATGCAATATTATCATAAATTGCGTCTATGTCTGTGTTGAACTCGTCTATCTTCTGTAGGTTTATGTCTTCTTGTTCTGTGTTTTGATTTCTCAATCTGTTTATTTCTGCATTTGCATCGTCTATTGTTTTTTGAGCTTGAGCTCTGTAATTATCAATAGCATCTTGAAATACTTTTATGTCTGTACTTGCTTGTGTTCTTAAATTTGCCTTTTCTTCTGCTATACTATCACGTTCTGGTTTTTGACTAGCAAACAATTCATTTGCTTGAGCAACGTAATCTATTTTTTCTGTTTCCGCTTGTCTAAATGCACCACCTTCGTCTAATGTAACAACTTCTACACCTTTTGCTCTAAGGTCATTTACGGACTTATCTAATGTGGCTAATCTGCTATCTAACTGTGCAAGGTCTTCTTTTAATTGATTTCTAACGTTTTCTATTTGCTCTTGGTTGTAATCTATATCGCCTTGAACTCTTGCCCATGCACCATCTCTAATTGTTTCTTGCTGTGTTATACTTCCACTAACATCAGTTGTTCCACCTAATCCTAGAATTCTGTCTTCTAATATTTCAATTTTATTTTCTTCTCTATCTATTTGACCTTGAATTCTTTCTACGGTGGCAAATGCTTCACTGCTTACACCTGCTTGATCTAAATGGGCTTTACTGAGATATCCAAAAATACCCATGGATGTAATAATCATTAGAACAAATACTGCTGTCGTGAGATAGGTTTTTAGAAGCAAACTGGTTTCATTCCAGTATCTATACAACCAACTAGCCGTGAGGAGTTTTCCTACTTCCAATGTACTTGCCATTATTGCAATAGGCAATGCTGAGGCACTGAAAATAGCCATAAGTCCAGCAATACTAAACCATGCCGCAACTCCGGCGATGGCGAGGGCTGTAAATAATGTTAGTAGACCAAACAACATAGTAATTAGTATTTATCTGAATAAATAGTTAGTTATGGAACTATCTTGGATACACCGCACTGATAAAAACTACTTAGAACTTCAAATCACTGAAAATTTACACTATATAGCCTATGCTGGCGGTAGAAAAATTAAAAAATTTGTAGACGATGAACTGGTAGATGTTTTTGTACGAATGGAAAATGATGACCCATGGGAAGAAGAAAAACAATGGTTAAGTCAATTTTATAAAGATATAGTCGGCACATATAAACCTATGTGGGATTATGACCCAGGGCAACAACATGGATGGAAAGTAAGTAAAGGGTGGAATCAAGAATTTCCAGTATTTGGTATAAGCCGAAAAGGTGAATATTTAGACAGACTACAAAGACCCACAAGTAAACAAATAGGAAAAGACATGACTACAGTCTTAAAAAACGACGAATTTCATATGATGATAGAAAAAGACGATGATGGCAACTATTGGCAGAGACCTTGGTGTACAGAACAAGACACTTTTTATAATGTTCAGCCGTGTTGTGTATTTCCAGAGAACCCTGGAAGAAAACTAATACCTCATGATGAAGCAATACGTTTAATTGAGAAGTATGGTTATGCACAAAAATAATGATACTTCCTATTAAATTTTCTAACGACACTTACTTTGGTTCTACATTATCTGATTATTTTATGTATGATATTGCAAGAGATAAAAGTGTCTGCCAACCTGACCAAGATGTTTTGCATAATGCATGTAGTCAAATGCATAATTTCCCAAAAGCATGGAACTTAAAAGACTATTGCATAGATTTTGAAGATGTTTTAAATGGTAATTATGAACAAGATGCATACTTAGAAATTACTGTAGGACATTGGAGATTATTGAAAGATAGAAGTTGGGTTAAAGGTAAAAATATCATTGTTACAAATTTTACTGAAGCATGGTTTACAGGTTTTCCTGTGTATGTTAATACTTTAAATCAAGAAGTAGATGACATAACTGTATTAGAAGATTTAAAATTAGCAAAAAATGGTATACTTGTAAGAGACAATGCATGTAAAATCGAAGGAATAAATTGTGTACCCTTACATTCATTTTATATGGAGGCACAAGAACATCACAAACGTTGGATACCTTGGTGTAACAATTATGAAGACTTTATTCATGAAAATATTTCACGTATGGATTTAAAGTCACATAAATTTACTGCATTATTAGGGCATCATAAAATTCATAGAACAGACTTCTATAGAAAAATAAATGAAAAAAAATTACATACCCAAGGTTACATAGGAGGATTTGATTATAAAGAAATGGAACATGATGAGCATCAAGTAGAAAATATTGCAGATGATGAATTAAAAGATAGATTTGTTGCTAAACCTTGGTTATGGAATTCAAAACTTTGGGTAGCACACGAAACTCATTGTGTTTTCGATGGGCAAGACGAAAGATTTATGATGGGACCTATCACAGAAAAAACTTGGAAGCCGATTGTCTTTGGTATGCCTTTTGTTGTTAATTGCAATGTTGCACAATTAGACAGATTAGAAGAACTAGGTTTTGATACTTTTAGAAGTGTATTTGGCGATTATCATACAAATGATTTTACGAGTACAAACGACAATATTATCGATATAATCGAAAACATAGACACATTCGAAACAAAAGAACTACAACGAATATGCAGAAAGAATTGGATTAGATTTTTAAACTTTGATAGGCTGGATTATCAAAAACGTTTTTGGCAAGAACTAGGAGTAGACTACAAATAAAAAAAGGTACTCGTCAGTACCTCTTTTCTTTAGCAACTCTTTTCATATCATATATATCTCATTTATTGCAAATCTAGGCGTCCCAAGGCTTCACGGACCTGTTAGTTATACATACTTGATGATTTATTGCACGTCTTCTAAGAAACGCATTTTTTGGTGGTCTGCAAGTTCAACTGTAGCACTATTGGCTTCGTGTTCTCTAACTGTACATTTCTGTACCCAACACCTACCATTAGTCAGTTCCTTTACAATCCTGTCTGCTTCATCAAATGCCTGTTCGGCAAATCTTTCACAGCCAACACCTCCAACTACTCTCAAATCAATTAATCCTTTGTCTGCTAACATTTGAAATGTTTCAAACTCTGGATCATCACTTGCAAGTAGATATGTGTGGTCGAACATATATTTCAACCATTCTTTAAGTGGCTTCAATCCTCCGAAGTCCACTATCCAGTTACGTTCATCAAGTTCTTCTCCTCCGAAGAGAAACTCAAACTGTAATGCGTAACCATGGATTAGATTGCAATGGCTATCTGCTCTCCATTGCCTAAATGCACATGAATGTCCTGTATTATGTGCATAAGTTTTTCCTGAATAAAATCTTTTTGTCATAGTGTTTCAATCTTTGATGTTTGTTTTGTATAGCCTTTACTTATTTCTTCATTAGTCTTAGCCATACTTAAAATATGTTCCATTTTAATTGATATTGTTGATTCTGGATTAACTGTCATCATATATGGCATAAGTCCGAAGCCTTCTGCACTTCTACCTACAATCAATGGCGTATCAAGTTCAACGTAACCGTCTTCCCTTTTATCTTTTTTTAGTCTTGCAACTAATTCTTCGCCTGTTGTAAGTCTGCAACTAACAACTTCGTTTTCTTTAATAACTTCAATAAGCATAGTATTTTCCTGTAATGTTTCTATTATACAGATTAGTTATGAAAAGTCAACCTTTTTTTACTAAAATCCAGGCTAATTCTCTATTGTCAGAAGTTGATATTGTTAAATTGTGTTTTTCTGCAAAAACATCTAATGCTTCTGCAACACCATCTAAATCATAATCATCAAATACCATTATGCCTTTTTGCATGAGAGAATAAATCCATTCTGCATCTGCAAGTACATTATCATAATAATGGTTACCATCTATAAAAGCATAGCCTATTTCAGGCATTTCATAATTGTGTAACGGAGAATAATCCTTTATAATAGTAACATTGTCAAATTCTTTGAAATGGTCTGTTACTCTATCGTAATCGTATTGTGTATCATAGTTGATGTCTATGTCTAACAAGTCTTTGAATTGTACAGTTTGTTGATGTTTTCCTGTAAAGGGATCTATTCCAAAAACATGCTTGGGTTTACCAACTTCTAATAGATGCATCAAACTTTTTCCACACAAAACACCAACTTCAATACAATTTGTATTGGAGTCAACATGTTGTTTGATGAGATTTTCTAAAACAGTTGCTTTCCAAGGATAAACATAACCCACCATAGACTGCCATTTAAACATAGCAATATTTATTTGGGTTAAATTTGGATCTTATACTAAACCGGCTTCTTGTTCAGTCATTTTTACATGACCTTCTCTGATTAACTTTTTACGGTTAGCCATATGCTTGTCTTGTATTTCTTCTTTACTGCCGCCAAAGTATGCAACTGCATGTCCTTCTTCTACCATTATTTCAGATACCATTCTCCAAGAATCTGTTGGTGCATGATAAACAGTAAAGTCGCCTAGTATACGACCAAACTTACCTTTCATGTCTACGCCTTTTTTATCGATTTTAGTTTTTAGAATAGGACCTGATTTATTATCAAGCATTTCTTTTAGCCTTTTCTTTGCGGCTAAACCAAATTGTTTTTCTACTTTATCTCTCGTCCTGCTTTCTGGTGTGTCTATGCCTATAAGTCTAACACGTTCATTTCTAAGAACAATGTCAAAACCTAAATCTATGTCTACATCTACTGTGTCACCATCCACGACTTTCAAGACTTTGCATCTATATTCGTACATAATTACTCCTGTGTTTCCTACAAGAGTATTTATCTTAATATACTGTTTTAATCGTTTCTTTCTAAGAAGGTATGATTGCTCAAAACAGCAGTCACAGGATACACACTTCCCCAATTAGGTTGGCTGATATTATGATTATAATAATGTGTTGCACCCGTTGTTGGATCTATTGTTATACCCTTCATCGACAAAAGTGCAACCTGCACACTCTGTTTCCAGGCTTCCATGTTAGGACCAATTGGCTGACCTTTTCGTTTACCTTCATGGTATACTATTTGAATTGCATCGCTTTTGCCATCACAATACCAACTAAATTGACATAAACCTATAACAGGTGTTTGTTTGCCTCTCCAGTTTGTGTAATATTTTGCTTGTTGAACAACATCACAAATGTTGTTTGGATATTTTGGATGTTTAACTCTATTTAATGTTACATGAGCAACAGCACTTTTACCTGCTAAAGACTCTCCTTTTGCTTCATGATATACATTAGTTGCTAAACACAATGCTTGTTCGGGGTCTATCTTGACTCCGTCTACATTATACGGTGCATAACTTACTAGCATAGAAAGTAGCACTGACTTGATTGTTATCATTTCCATGTCTCCAACTCCTTTAATAAACATATTATACTAAATTAGTGTGACTGTGTCAAGTATTTTTGCCACTTTTTATGGCGGAAATCTTAAGTATTTAGTCGATTTCTTTGAATGGAATTCTGCTTACTTTAGTCCATTGTTCATCAGCAGTATAGTTTGCGGCTTCTTCGTAAGTGGGCATAGGATCTTTTACTTTGCGTATATTGGGCCACACTTTGCTCATTTCTGTATTAAATTCTAACCATTTTTGGTCTTCGGGTTTAAGTTTTCTATCTGATACAATAGCATTAACAGGACACTCAGGTTCGCATATTGCACAATCAATACAGACATCTGGATCTATAACTAATGTGTTTTCACCTTCGTAAAAACAATCCACTGGGCAAACCTTAACACATGTTGTATGCTTACAGTCTACACATTCTCCCTTTACTACATAGGTCATTAATTACTCTCCAATGCTATATTTAACAAAAAAATGGTGTTTCTATACCATTTTTTAGTTTCGTTGTAAATAAAAGTAACTGATTGGTTATAGAACCAGTTGACACAAAAAATGTTTCACCGCTCATTAAGATGTGATAGATAGTAAAGGAACTCGGCGTTCCCCAATCAGTCAACACAGACTCCGGAGTCAATTTGTGTTACAAAACCAGAATCAATGGCTTGACGCCATAGTTGTTCGCTGGCTAAGTTCTTAGCCTTCGCTTCACATTGAATATCGAAATCTCGCCAAAAACTCAATGCCCATTCATTTGTTTTTACATTAGGGTAAAAGTCTGAATGTGCTCTTAGTTTCTGTTTCTTAAAACCGCTTTCAAGAAGTCCCACGATATCATGCATATCAGTGTGGGTATTGTCACCAACAGGTAAATGCTCGTCGCGACTGTAACTATAATGCATAGCAGGGCGAACTCCACGCCAACTGTCGATAACCGCTTTAACTCTGTCATCCTCGGGTTGTATGTATTCTTCATCTCTAATCCAGTGATGGTGTATGTCTAACACCAATGCCAAATGGTCCTTAAGTTTTAGTGATTCATCTAGTCCCCAACACATCTCATCATTCTCAATAGTAATAGTGTTGCGAGCCTCAGGTGACAATTTAGGTAATGCTTTTATAATGCCTTCGGCGCCTTGTCTACCTGATATATGTACATTTATCTTCATGTCCTGAAATTGTTGACCATATCCCATCCAACGTGCCATATTCACGTGATACTCAAATTCGTCAATACTTCGTTCCACAACATCAGGTTTGTCGCTAGCCAAGACGCAAAACTGCCCAGGATGGAAAGAAATACGAACATCAAGATCACGAGCCAATTGGCCCACCTTGGCGAATCCTTTCTCCAGCATTCTGATATTATCAGGATCGTCCCACATGTAGCGATAAGTTGGCTCAGTAGCCATAGGTATTTGATTACTTCCAAGTCTCACCATCCTACGGTTCTCAGGTAGACTGCCTACCCATTCAACTAGGTTGTATGCACTCTGCATGTTGTGTTCTATCAAATCCAACATACGTTGCTCGGCAACAGATTTCTCCTGCCTTTTACACCATGCTACAGTAGTTACCTTTTCTGTGTAGTTCTGCTGTATCTCCTTAAGGATCTTAGGCTTTTGCGTCTGATCCGGGTGCAGATATTTGCAACAGAAACCAATGCGTTGTATAGAATCGTCAAACATGGCTAAATTATACAACATTAAAAGTTATAAGTCAATAAATATTAGCATGAATTTTGATTATATTATTGCATCAGGTGATAGTTTCACAGAAGGCTGTAAAAATATTTTAGATATACCCGAAGCCAGCACATGGCCTGGCATACTAGGAAGAGAACTTAACATACCTTGGGCTAATCTAGCCAATGGTGGTGCAAGTAATTTTGATATAGCAATTCAGCCATTACAAAAAATACACGAATGGTGTACACAAAATCCTGGTGAAAAACCTTTATTGATATTTGGATTCACAATTGATGATAGAATTCCATTTTTCAATTATAACGAAGGACAAATAGAAAGTTATTTTACAGTACTCCCAGAACTAATAGAGGAGTCGAATTTGTCTGATATAGTTAAACAAAGACTTTTACTTGATATGAAATCAGGTTCTAGAAGAAATCAGTTTTTTAATCAAAATATGAATATACAAAAAATTAATAATCATAACGAAGATCCTAGACCGGATGGTTTTATAATGCAAACACACAATGCAATTAAAATTGCCAATAACTATGCAAATATTTTTAAAGGTGCAACTGTGATGTGGGGATTCATACATGCATACGATGACCATGGAGATGTAACATTTAGACAATGCAGTAGTACTAATACTAGATATAATATAAAATGGCCTCATTGGGATAAATGTTTTAATAGGTTTTTAGACAACAAGCCTTTGCAATTTTTGTCTTCTCAAACAGAATATTGTATATCAGAAGAAGACTGCCACCCTAACCAAAAAGGAATAGAACTGTATAAGGATTTCTTTAAGGATATCATTACAAAAATTTGATAAATAATGATGTAGAAGTTCTACATAATCGATTATAGTGGAGTAACCAAATGGCAGATATAAACAATTTTGCGTTGAAGGGATTGGCTAATTTAGTTCAATTAGGAAAACGCGGACTTAAAATTCTCACAGACACCGACGACAACTTTTTTAGTTTTACTGACAACGATGGTTCAACTCTAGTAGAAGTACGTGGTGCAAATGCCACAGTGGCAAATGCATTTTTGACAAAAGGTCAATTTGACAATGCCACAAGTGCTGTTGCACAATATGTTAGTACAGAAGTGCAATATAACACAGGCACAACAACGTTGTTTGAATGCCCAGCAAACTCATTAATTTATAGTGTTTCAGTAGATGTTCCTAGCCCTTGGGTAAGTGCAGATTCAGATACAAGCATTATTGTTGGAGATAGTGGTGACACTGATAGGTTATTTACTGTAAATGACGCAGACATGACCCAAACATTTCAGTTTCATAGTAATTATCAACACATTTATACAGCAAATGCAAATGTAACTGCAACAATTGATGCAGGGTCCGCCACTAGTGGTGCGGCTACTGTTACAGTTTTAGTTGTAACCGAGAACCTTACTGTTAAAGATTACGGTTCTATTGCAGATGCAGGTAGTGTTTAAAAACTAGAGTAATTTAGTAACATTAATAATGCCCGGCTTAGGTCGGGCATTTTTTTGACTAAAAATTGTAAACATGATAAATACACATATAATGTTTAAAAGATTTTTTAGAGGAAATAGTAAATTGAATAGAGAAGCAGTATTTGAACAACTTAAGATTGATGAAGGAGTTGTAAATGAAATCTATAAAGACCATCTCGGCTACCCAACATTTGGTGTCGGGCACTTGGTACTTGAATCGGATCCAGAGTACGGACAAGAAGTCGGCACGCCAGTTTCAGAAGAAAGAGTCAAAGAGTGTTTTGAAAAAGACCTCGACACAGCAATCGGAGAATGTGAGTTGCTATACGAAGAAGGGGTGTTTGGAAAATTACCAGACGAGGTACAGCAGATCCTGGTTAATATGATGTTTAACATGGGTAGAACTAGATTAAGTAAATTTAGAAAAATGCATGCCGCAATTTTAAAAGAAGATTGGAAGGAAGCCGCCAAGGAAGGTAGAGATTCTAGATGGCATAAGCAAGTAACAAATCGTGCAGAACGGTTAATGGTGAGATTAGAGAACGTATAATGAAACTACAAGATTTCTTAAATGAGGCAAAACAGGTTAAAGCAAAGGACCCTAAGCCTAAAAAAATTAAACCTAACAAAGGTCATGAGTCACCTCATCCTATGAGAGGTAAATTAGTCGGTGAAGGCAAACCACAAAAACCTAAACCTTATAGTCCTAAGCAACCTAATCCAGTTGCTAAACATTCTAGAAATAAAAGTGGTGCTGGTGCTCATAAGTCTGCAAAGGATTATGACAGAAAAGATAAAAGAGCAGATATACTTTCTAGAATGGATGAAGGTGAAGAAAGAAGTATTATCCGTGATGCCGCTGTAGAACATTTAGTAGATATGATGAATGCAAATACAGATATGATGGATAGAGAAACATTAGAGCAAACAATATATAGTGAATTGTCAAGTTTAGACGTAGAAGATGTTGTTGATCCAGATATGGTACATGGTGGACAACGTATGGGAGACTTTGCTAGTGGCAGAGTTATAGATGTTGTTGACAGTGGCAGTATTATAGATGATGTTCTTTCTAGAATGAATATCGATGAAGGATCATTAGTAGCATCTAGAGGCGATATTATTAATAGCATACTAGAACAATTAAGAAAAGAAGCATACGACGATATAGGATTAATTAAACACCTTGCTAAATTAATTGGCAAAACTGTACAAGTGAGACGCCACAAGCATAAGAAAGAAGGTGGTGTTTTACAATTAGAAATGAAAAATGAGATACCTTTTAATCTATGTCCAAAATGTGGAGATTCAATATTTCATGAATCTGAAGGCAAAAAAGATGCCTGCTATCACAAAGTAAAATCAAGATACAAAGTATGGCCCAGTGCTTACGCCAGTGGTGCATTGGTACAATGCAGAAAGAAAGGTGCTAAGAATTGGGGCAATAAGTCCAAGAAGAAAAAATGAAAACAATAAGACAATACATCAATATTGTTGAAGCGGCAGAATCAGGTTGTCCTTTAGCAACCAAAGACGTTGAGCTCAACACCAAGAACAGAGACTTTGTTCAAGACAAGTATAACTATGGTCCACTAAATGTAGATGAGCCAGGTGACTATTGGGAAGGTGTTGCTGATGAATGGGACACAACTGTTGAAGCCGCAAAGAAAAGTTTATGCGGTAATTGTGTAGCATTTGATATATCACCTAGAATGGAACAATGTATGCCAGGTTCAGTCAGTGATGACGAGGACGGTGGCAGACTAGGTTATTGCTGGATGCATCATTTCAAATGTCACAGTTTAAGAACATGCCACACATGGGCAAAAGGTGGTCCAATTGATGAGGACGAAGTAAGTCTAGAGTGGGGCGAAAGGAATCAGATGGCTTATGAAGATTAAAGATATCACAGAAGGAACCCGTTGCTGGAAAGGCTACAAAAAGAAGGGCATGAAAACCATGTTTGGAAAACGTGTGCCTAATTGTGTTAAGAACGAAGGGGCAGTTTTAAGAATGAATCCACATGCTGTGAAACCTTACTTCTCTCCAAAGGAGGCACAAGATGCCTATGAGGAGTGGTTAAATCAAGTAGCGATAGACCAAGAAGACGGCGTTCTTATAAAGAGTACAGACGGTAAACAGTATCGCATAATGACCAGTTATAACAATCAACACTTTGAAGATGGTGAAGCATATTTAGATGGAGTTACTGATCCTGATTTTATAGAAACAGAAGGATATCCTGATCCAGCAGAACTACTTTATTATCATAGTCCAAAAGGG